CGCTCATTAAGCTGATCCAGAGGGCCAACACCTTCATTGCCGCGAGGTTGCTTGACGACAACGTCGAGCGCAAGGTACTCGACCACAACGACCCGGCCTATGAACCCTTTTTCATCTATCCGGCCCCGCTCTACACGATCCAAAACTCGAAGATTCGCGGATGGGCTGAACTCGCTCTCCAAATTGCACAAGCGTGTGTCCATCACGCGGACAATGAGTTCCAGAGCGGCTTCACGGAGAAATTCAAGAACGACATTTGGCCGCATTTTAAGCAGATGCAAACCGAAATTGCGGTTGATCTGTTGGGGATGAATCGAGCCACTGTCGAGGCCGATGGATTCCTCCTGGACCCCGCGACGATCGTTTACGACCCGGCAGCATATGACGTGCCGCTTGAGCAGTGGCACACGCGATCCGGCGTGCCTCGCCTGTCCGCTGACGGCTGGGAATACATGACCAAGGGCATTCCCACCGACCTGATTCCTGAATGTCCTGAGTTTCCCGCATTGGCCTTAATTACGGCGGCGGGCGGAACGGGTAACGGGCTTGGAATCCCCGATGCTCCGACTCCGGCTGAAGACGGCTTGGCTCGCTATTTCCCTGATGGGGCGAACGGCAGTCAGACCAGTTCGGCCGGCCACAATCTCGACAGCAAGACGTAGCAGTCATCGCAACTGACTGAAGCCCGGTCCGATAACGGCCGGGCTTTTTTTATGCGCAACGGAAACGCGGCTCGAAACAAGTAGTAAGGGCACTCCGATTCGAGAGGTAGCACCATGAGCCAACAGCCTCCCATCGCCTGGACGATGCCATGTCGCGTCGTGGGCATCCACGACGGTGACACGGTGACGGTCGAAGTGACGCGGCGGTTTGAGGTCCGGCTTTTAGATTGCTGGTGCCCCGAGGTCCACAAGAAGGATCAACGGGAAGCCGGGTTGGCGGCGAAAGCTCACATGGAATCGTTGCTGGCTGACAATCCTGAGTGTGCGGTGTCGATCCCGCTTGTTGAGCGGCGAGACGGCTATTACGACCCCGGCGATGCGACAACGATGGGGCGGGTGTTAGGTCACATTTGGCGAATGGGTGACAGGGTAAGCCTGTCGGAACGCATGGTTGCTGCCGGTCACGCGACCGCCACGAAGGGCATTAAATGAGTTCGCGAAACCCGTTCCAGTTGGTGCTCAATGCATTCGGGCACATAGAGCGAATCACCAATCAGCAGTACATGAAGTGCGAAGAACTGAGAAACGGCGATAGGCGGGATTCGAGCCTCGTTGCAAGCGAAAACCCGGAGTATGCAGCACAGAGGAAGGTCGCGCTAAGCTGGCTCACGACGCCTTATCGTGTCGCAAGTTCGTACGGACGCCTGCCGCTTGACGAAGGTGTGTTAGAGGTTGCCGCAAGAGCATGGGATGCGGGAGCCGCCGCCAGTCGAGGAAATGGATCATGCTGAAGCGTCTCGGAATGATGGTTGCCGGACTGACGCGGCGGGCGATTCCGCTGTCGATGCTGCGTCAGTCCGGCTTCTACGGTCCGACCGGCTCCGGTGTGACTGTCAATGAAAATACGGCGATGCGGCTGTCGGCTGTCTTCGCCTCAATTCGCGTGATCGCGGAGACTCGCGGCTCTTTGCCCATCCATGTTTTCGAAAAAAAGAAGAGCGGCAAACGGGCGATTGTCAATCAGCATCCGGTGTCCATCGCACTGTCGACGCAGCCGAATGACGACATGACGCCGATGGTCTGGTCGGAGACTTGCACGGCCCACGTGTTGAGTTGGGGCAACAGCCCATGCGAAATCGTATGGGGGGATAGCGGGGAACTGGTCTCCCTGATCCCGCGACATCCTTCGTTGGTGACGCCGTATCGCGATGCGAGCGGTGAACTGATGTTCGAGGTCAATCCGGAATCGCAAGAGCGGCCCCGGAATCTCGACCGATCGCAGATGATCTGGGTTCCTGGCCTGGGTGGCAACGGAATCATCGGTTGGTCACCGATTCGGCTTGCGGCTGAGTCTATCGGGATCGGCCTTGGCCAAGATCAAATGGCGGCAGCCTACTTCGGCAACAAGGCGAAGCCGGGTCTGGTCGTCACAGCCCCCGGACTGATGGAAGACACGGCTTACGCGAGGCTGAAAAACGAACTCGATTCGCAGTATCAGGGGAGCAATGCCTTCCGCGCGTTGTTGCTCGAAAACGGGCTGACGGCTGCCCCGCTCACGATCCCCATGAACGAAGCGCAGTTCCTGGAATCTCGCGAGTTCCAGGGGGAAGAAATCGCGTGCCGATGGTATCGGCTTCCGCCCCATGTCGTCGGATTCTTGCGGCGGGCCACGTTCTCGAACATCGAGTCTCAAGACTTGTATTTCGAAAAACACACAATGCGGCCTTGGCTGATCCGCTTCGAACAGGAAATGAATCGGAAGCTATTTGGCCGGAACGAATGGGGCCGGTTCTACGTGAAGCACAACGTTGATGCGCTGTTACGAGCGGACATCAAAACGCGGTATGAGGCCCATAAGTCCGCGATTCTCTCGGGCTGGATGAACCGAAACGAAGTGCGGGAAATGGAAGACCGCGACCGGGTGGCCGGGCTGGACGATTACCCGCTGCCCGAGGCGATTTTTGGCAAGTCAGCCCAAGCCGGTGGGGAGCCGAAGGAAGGGACCGACGATGGAAAATCTGGAACTGCGGACGGTCAGTAGGCCGCTCGAACTCCGCAAAGACGGCGAAACGCTGATCCTGGAAGGGTACGGAGCGGTTTTCTATCGCGATTCCGACCCGGATGGGACGCAGTTCCGCCTATGGGGAAATACCTTTGAGCGGATCATGCCGGGCGCCTTCGACGAAGCGTTGCAGCGACCGGACGACGTTCGCTGTCTGTTCAACCATGACGTCAACATCCTGTTGGGCCGAAGTGAGTCCGGGACGTTGAAGCTGTCTGTTGATGCCATCGGCTTGCGTTTTGCCTGCCAGTTACCCGACGACGAAGACGGCCGGCGCGTCGCGTCCAAGATTCAGCGCGGCGACGTCTCGGGCTGCTCGTTCGGCTTCATCGCGGACAAGGAAAAGACGACGTGGCGTGAAGTCGGCGACACGGTTCTTCGAGAGGTTGGAAGCGTACGCCTGTATGACGTCGGGCCGGTGACCTATCCCGCCTACAAGGGAACCGAAGTGTCGGTCGCAAAACGGTCATATGAGGACTTCACGGCGTCCCATCGTTCGCCGCGAACGCTCGCCGGGCTGGAACTGTCACGGCAAATTCAAAAACTCACATAGCAACCAGAAACGACCGCCGTGGTCATAGATACTGGTTGATTGCGTTTCGCTAACCCTGTTCATGGAAGGTTGTAGATGACTCTTAAAGAAATGCTGGAACGGCGGAACGCTGTTAACGCCGAACTGAAGTCGACGGAAGAGAAGCGATCGAAAGACAAGGATCGCGAGTTTTCCGCCGAAGAAAAAGAGCGAGTCACCGTCCTGATGGACGAGCGGACTGACCTGGATGGCAAGATCGCGGCGAAACAGAAGGAGCAAAACGACCAGTGGAACACTCGGTTTGCTTCGATGCTGGCGACTGCCGGAAACGACGGCGGCAGCACGCATGTTCGCGGGCCTGAACCGCGAGCGAGTTGCGACCCGGTCGACAATCCCGACGGCGCGAAGTACAGCGTTCTCCGTGCGATTCGGATGCGAGCCGAGGGCAAGGAAGTCGACGGCTACGAAGGGGAAATCTCTCAGGAAATCGCCAAGCGGTCCGGCAAGTCGGCTCAAGGGTTTTTCCTTCCGCTGTCTCTGCCGATGGAGGCTGAACGGCGCGACTTCGACACGACCGCCGGGGCCGGTGCAATCCAGACGACGAAGCTGTATTCCCGCTTTATCGATATGCTGCGGAACCGGATGACGGTCGCAGCTATGGGTGCCACGTTCCTTACGGACATGGTTGGTCCCTTCGAGATTCCGAAACAGACGGGGACCGGCGCTGCGTACTGGGTGACCGAGGGGAATTCCCCGACTGAATCGGCTCAGGCAATTGGTCAGGTTGCTTTCACGCCAAAGACGGTCGGTGCGTTCACTGACATCACGCGAAAGTTCCTCAAGCAAACCAGTATGGATGGCGAGCGTTTTGCTCGCAATGACCTTGCTCGCGTGCTTGGGCTTGAGACCGACCGCGCGGCTTACAACGGCTCCGGCTCCGGCGCCGAACCGACTGGGATTTTGCAGAACGGCAGCATTACCACGGTCGCCATCGCCACGGATGGCGGTGCCCCGACGTGGGAAAAGATCGTGGCGCTTGAATCCACTGTTGCGGCCGTGAACGCCGACGTTGGCGGCATGGGATATGTGACCAGCGCCGTCGGGCGAGGGAAGCTCAAGACGACCGTCAAAGTCTCGAACTTCCCGGAATACCTGTGGGGCCGTGACAACATGGTCAACGGGTATCGGGCGGTGGCCACGAACCAGATTCCCAGCAATCTGACGAAGGGGAGCGGCACGAATCTGACGGCGATGATCTTTGGCGACTTCTCCACGGTCCATATCGCGATGTGGGGTGGTGTCGACGTCCTGGTTGACCCGTACAGTCTGTCGACGGCGGGATCGGTTCGCGTGGTCTGTCTGCTGGATACGGACATCAAGTTCCGCAACACGGAAAGCCTCGCGAAGATCGTGGACATGGTCCGCACGTAATTTTGACGCTCGCTGTTCTGGCGAGCGATTGTAAGTGCCAGCCGGGTAGGTGTGTGGATGGTGGGGACCAAGCACATTCCTGCCCGGCTGCCATTCTTTCTAAGGAATGATTCCATGCTTGTTGTTATGACGAAGGAAGCTCTTGTTGGTGAGCGTGTCCACGCTGCCGGCGAAGCCGTGGAAGTCGCTGAAGACCGAGGCAAGGCATTGATTGCTGAAGGGGTCGCTCAAGAAGGCGAGTTGGACGCGGAACACGTGGCTTTGGTTAAAGCGGCCACCGTGCCGAAGGGACGCAAGGCAAAGAACTAGGCGGACGACCGATGACCGAACCTCTTACACTCGCCGAAGCGAAGTCGCATCTTCGGATCACTCATTCATCCGAAGACGATTACATCACGTCGCTAGTCCAGGCGTCACGGCTGCAAGTCGAACGCGATTCCTGGCGAGCGATTGTAAGGGGTTCGCGAGTCGCCACGCTGACGGATTTCCCGCCGGGAAGCGATCCGATTTACCTGCCATCCCCGCCGCTGGTCAGCGTCGAAAGCGTCGTCTATCTGGACGGCAACGGGGACGAACAATCGGTTGAAGGATTCCGCGTTGACGCGACCCACGAACCGGGATTGATCGTTCCAGCCTACGGGGAGTCATGGCCCGAGACTCGGGCCGGTGTCGGTGCCGTGACGATCACGTTCACCGCTGGCTACGCGGATGGCGAAGTCCCTGAGGACATCCAGCATGTGATTCGCTTGAAACTGTCGGAACTCTATGAGAATCGGTCTCCGGCAGTGTCGGAGCGACGAACCACGTATGACCGTATGGTCGAACTGATCCGGTTCCGCGACTACCGGATTCGCGGAACATTGCTGGGGGATGTCAATGGCTTGGGCATGTGATCGGCACGGGGCCGGGGCGCTGGTCGATCTTGTCACGATTCAGAAACTGAAGCCAGCGGCTGCGACGAACAGTTATGGCGAAGTGTTGCAATATGACTCCAACCAATGGGAAGCCCATTGCCAAGAGTGGGCCGAAATCCAACTCGCTGGTGGCGACGAACTCAATCAACCCACGCAGCAAGTTGCCGTTCGTCGGTGGGCTGCTCGCGTCCGGTTCAATCCTTCGACGGCGGCAATTACGACCTTGATGCGGGCCGTTCTCCCTGCTGGTGAAGTGCTCTATATCACACGCGCAGGCGACCCAACCCGCGACCGTCGATGGGTCGAACTGGAACTGCGGGAGTCCCCGTAATGGGTCGCGACGTCAACCATATCGGGGCTGTCGAAAGACGGCTGATGGCGTTGTATCGGTCCGGAGCCCCGAAAGCGGCAATGTCTGGCCTGAGAGCATATGCCCGAGAGACCGAGAAAGGCATCAAGGACGCGATCCCCGGTCAGTATCGCGAGGCTCGCAAGACCACTGGTCGCAAGGTCCGCAAGAACGGCGATGAAGTCGTTGCGAAGGTCGGACTGGGCGTCGGAAAGCAGTCCGCGAGCAAAAGACCCCGTAAACGAAGCGGCGGTGTCGGACTCTCGAAGAACAACATTCATTGGGCTGTCTTTGGCGTGTCCGACCGCGTGACGAAGTCCGGCAAGAATCGCGGTCGACACGATGGATTCCTTGCGGGGGTCGTCAAGACCGGCGCGTCGAACGCGGAACTTCGCGCCGCACTGGCAGCCCGCGAGGCCGTGAAAAAAGAACTTGAAAAGGCGTTGAAATGAAGGGTGACCTGCGAACGCTGCTGCTGTCTCAATCGTCGATCACCAGCATTGTCGGCGAGTCCGGCGTGTTTGTGACGGACGCCAAGCAAGGTGCCCCGCTTCCTTACGCGGTCATCAGTCAGACTGACTCGGATGAGTTCAACACGCTGGACGCCCCAAGTGGGTCGTTCCGCGCGTTGGAGATCGAAATCGAATCCAAGGGACGAACGGCAGAGGAAGCCGATCGACTTTCGGAAACGATCAGGGGATTTCTGAAGGATTACAGCGGAGCGGCTGGGACGCAGGTTATCGACGCCGTGATTGTCGAAGGGCAATTCGAGTCGAAAGAGCGTCCGGTCAACGGCAGCGATCAGAAGACGTTTGTCGTCACGCTGGAACTGACGATCCAGTATCACCCGTCATAAGGGGCATGCGATGGCCATCGTGCGAAGCAAGGGAACCGTTCTGAAGATGACCATCGCCACCGTCTTGACGGCGGTTGGGCAGATGCTGTCGCTGGAATTCTCGGAAGCGGAGAATGAGACGTTCGAGGCGGATTACCTGGACAATGCGGACGCCGGAATCCCGTACAAGAGCACGGGCCGAACCGAGGGCGGCGAACTGTCGTACGAAGGGTGGTTCGATCCCGCTCTGGCTGGCCATCAGGCCATTACCGATCTTCTGACGAACCCGGAAGCTGGCGGGACTGAATGTCAGGTCGTGTACGCCGATGCGGCCGAAACCGAATGGGACTTCACCGCCGCCGGTGCTTCCCTTGGGGTCGCTGTCGCTCTGAACGAGGGCCTGAAGTGCAAGGGTAAATTCAAGCTCGACGGACTGGTCACTTACCCCACGTAAAAGGAATTGATCCGTGAAGGCGAAACTGATTCGTGATATGCCGAGGCCGAAAGGTCAAGTGGCTCCGGCGGGTGAGGTGATCGACCATCCGAATGCCTGGAGACTCGTTCGGATGGGTGTTGCCGAGCCTGCCGACGACGAGTGCCGGGCGAAGGCCGATATGTCGCCCGAGAAAATGGAGCGGGCGAAGGTTCGCTATGAGCGGACAGACCTTGGCATTCACCCGGAAGACTTCGCGGCTTTTGACTCCGGATGGATGGTCGGGTACGACCACGGTGAAGGCGGCGAGAAAACCCCGCAGCGCGATGCATTGGGGAACACGTCGAATGTCTGGAAGCCCGGTCCGAAGTGGGGCGAATACGCGGCCCTGTTGGACGCTCGCGAAAACGAACTCTTGGAAGACGAAGCCGACGACGAAGAGGGCGAGTAATCGCAACGCTGGCGGGCCGGTGCCCAACTAGGCTTCATACGCCTGGATCGCGGGGTTCGACACCCCGGCCAGCTATTGTCCTGCTGTTTCAGACCCCATGTTGAAGGTGTCCCGATGGCTCTGCTGACTCGTGAAGAACTCTTGGCTCCGGCGGTTCGCCGCTATGACGATTTCCAGGCGTACGATGGTCGCCAATTTCGCGTTCGCTCTCTGACGGAGCGCGAGCGGTCGGAATTCGAAGCCGCGATCCTGGACGGCAATGGTCGCCCGAAACGCGATCGACTGGTCGCCGCGCGACGTCGCCTGATTTGCATGACGCTGGTTGGCCCTGACAACGAACTGCTGTTCAGCCAGTACGACGAAACGGCCATGAAGGCGCTGGCCGAACAGGACGGGCGGCTGATGGACGACATCTACGAAGCGGCGGCGACCCACTGCGGGATCAAGAATTCCGACGTCGAGGCCATCGCAAAAAACTCATAGGGAACCCCCGCCGTCGACTGGCGATGCGGCTTGCTCGCGGGTGGGGGTTCTTCAATGTTGATGCCGCTCTTGATGGACTTTCGCCCGCTCAATTTGATGAGTGGGCAGCGTTCGAGCGGCTGGAACCATCGACACCCGAGCGGCTGCACGCACAGTTGGCAGCGATTGGCGGGGCAATTCTCTATGAGTTGCAGGTTATCAGCTATTACCTCGCGCCGTTCGTCTTGAGTCGCGAGGATGCCGAGAACCTGAAGCCGCCGAAAGTTCCAGACATGGAACTGTTAGACCCCGGCCGGCCGGTCGATCCCATCGCACGCAAAAAGAAACCAGCCAAGGCAAGTAGGGCAGACCGAGAAGAGTTCGTTTCACCGGCGATTGCCATGGCGATGATGCGGAGTCAGGTCAGGAGTTCGTAATGTCTGCAATCGGCGATTTAGTCGTGAATCTCGTCGCGAGGACGAAACAATTCACTTCGCCGATCCGTGACGCCATGGGCAGCCTTTCAGAACTGGCCGAAAGGGCTTCAAGCCACTTGGGGCAAATCGCAAGTTCGGCCACGAACGTCGGCATTGCAGCCGGCATGACGAGTGGAGCCATCTACGGCATTGCGACCGCGACGCAGGCACTTGGCGGCAGCGTGCCGCTCTTGTCGTCTCTGGCCGGCGCGTTCGGAATTGTCGCCAAGGCGGCGGGTGGAACGGCCATCGCGGCGGGTGGCATTTCGCTTGTGCTGGCGAGGTACGGCCCACAGTCCAGCATTCTCGACCGAATCGCCAACATGCTGGGCAAGGTATCAGCCGGGGCTGCCGTTCTGAAAGTCGGTTTGGACTTGATCGGCTTCGCGCTGACGAAGATGGGTCGCGATGCCAGCCGCATTCAGGCTCTGTCGGGAACGCTGGGGCAGATTGCCACCACGGCGTTTGGTGTCCAGGTCGGGTTGCGGGCAGCCACGTTCGCGGCCCGTACCTTCGTGGCAGTCATTGGAGCCCCGGTGCGTCTCGCAGTGGCCGCATGGCGGACCTTTGCGGGAGCCGTGGGGTACGCAACATCCGCTCTCACTGCCGCTGCCGGGGCTGCCGGACGCGCGACATCAGCCATCGCATCAACGGCAGCCATGATTGCTGGAAGTGTCTCCCCCGCCTTGATGATGCTCGCTGGTCCGCTGTCTGTCGCGACGGCTGGTCTTGCGGTCGTTGGCGGGCTCGGATGGGGCGTGAAACTCGCCGTCCAGGCGGAGCAAGCGGAAGTCTCATTCACGACGATGTTGAAGTCGGCGGACGCGGCGAAGTCGATGTTATCCGATTTGTCGAAGTTCGCCGTTGAGACCCCTTACGAATCTCCTGAAGTGATCGGGGCGGCAAAACAGCTACTGGCCTACGGGGTTGAAGCGAACAGCATTCAGGACACCCTGCGAACGCTGGGAGATGTTGCGTCCGGTGTTAGCGCACCATTGGGAGATATTGCCTATCTGTTCGGCACGGCCAAGACACAGGGCCGCTTGTTCGCACAGGACATCAATCAGTTCACGAATCGCGGCATCCCGATCATTGAGGCGTTGGCTTCAACGATGGGGATTGCTCAGAGCAGCGTCAAAGAACTGGTTTCTGAAGGAAAGGTTGGGTTCCCGGAACTTCAGGGGGCCTTCAAGTATCTGACCAAAGAGGGTGGCCAGTTCAGCGGCATGATGGCTGCCCAGTCCAAAACGATGGCGGGTCTCTGGTCGTCTCTAAAAGACAACTTGGGAATGACGTTCCGGCAGATTGCCGAACAGTTCATGGCCGCGTTCGATGTTAAAGATGTTATGGCGAAGGCCATTGCCGGTCTTGAATCGTTGCGAGCAGCAGCAGTCGCTCTTGGTCCGCAGATTCAGGAAGTCGGCCGACTCACTCGGTCGGTCTTCGACGGTGTTGCACAGTCCGGGCAAAACACGTTCGCGACGATTGGAGTCGAAGCCGCCGCGTTCGCTGCAAACCTTGGGCTGTTCTTTGAATTCGCGGGGGCTCGGGTTGCGGCCCAGTTCGCGAAGATCGACGCGGACGCTGAACACATTCTGGTGTCAGCCATTCCGGCGTATCTGACGTGGCTGAAGACCGAGTGGTTTGCCATTTTTAGTGATCTCACGAACCTTAACACCGTCGTGATGTCGAACGCCGTGAAGAACATGGCGAACGCCTGGGACTGGTTGCTCAGTTATATCCGGGGCAAGCCAATTCAGATGAATACGGTCGACCTGATGGACGGGTTCCAGTCGAGCATTAAGTCGCTTCCGGAAATCCCTAAACGGGCGTTGTCCGAACTCGAAATTGAACTGAACCGGAACGTCGTCGACCTGGAGAACCGTCTGGGCGAAGCGCTGGCCGGGACGCAAGCGGATATCGCGAAATGGACGACCCTTCCTTCCGTCCCGACAGGTCCGGCCGCTCCCTCGACCAGCTTGCCGCTGTCCAACTTGGCTGAGTCGCTGGAACCCACAACACAGCCGCTGATGGAAGACGAGCAGAAGTCGACCGGTCCGAATTTCGCCGGTGCTCTGACTCGCGGATCGCAAGAGGCCATGTCAGCGATTAATCGAGCGATGGCTGGCAGCGGGCCGGAGTCCCAAAAGCAGCACAACCAGAAGATGGAAAAGCTGACGGCGGAAATGTTGAACACGCTGAAGGGCTTGAATGGTCAGGGCGTTGACTATGACGACGTGCAGGTCATCGACTTCGGATATGCGTAACCGTTCACCGGCAGTCACGTAACATCATTTGGAAGGCGACCCAATGGATTGCGAAAAACGTGTTATCAGTAGACCGCTGGAACTGCGGAAGAAAGACGGCAAGACCTTCCTGGAAGGCTATTCCGCCGTTTTCTACAACGCTGCCCGGTCGGATGAAACTCAATTCGAGCTATGGCAGGGGACGCATGAACGGATCATGCCGGGAGCCTTCGACGAAGCCTTGAAACGGCCGGATGATGTCCGCTGCCTGTTCAATCATGATGCCAGTTCCATCCTGGGCCGCTCCACTTCGGGAACGCTGACGTTGACCGTCGATGCGATCGGGCTACGGTTCAGTTGCGAACTGTCAGAAGACGAACACGGGCGAGGCATCGCCAGCAAGGTAGGCCGCGGCGACGTCTCGGGCTGCTCGTTTGGATTCATCGCGGACAAGGTCGTTTGGCGCGAAGAAGGGGAACTGACCTATCGCGAGATTGAATCGGTTCGCCTGTACGACGTCGGGCCAGTGACGTACCCGGCCTACAAGGGAACCGACGTCAGCTTGGCAAAGCGGTCCCTCGGAGAACACCGGGCGGAACGTCGGCTGCCCAAGACGCTGGCACAAGCGGAACTTCACGTCCGGTTGCAGCGAGCGTTGAAGGCATAGGAAAGCACGGTCGGTGAAGGTCATCGGCTAAGGGTGGATGGGTGGCACGGAAGGGGAACTGCGATGGCGACGAAGGAAGAGATACAGGAAATGGCTCGGCGGGCTGCGGAAGT